AATGTGGTCAGGACTCTCACAAGAAGATAAACAATTCTTCTCAACACTTCCCAACTTTGACACAGAAATCTTTGAGAAAATCACAGGTATAAAATACGAAACAGAAGATGATGTAGATATAACCGTTTAGGGTAAAACAATCAAAATTAGCAGAAAATCAGCCAAAGCACTTGGATTACTAACTTAATAATAGGAATATGGAACAAGAAGAATTAAAAAAAGAACAAATTTTAAGACTAGCAAAGTTTATACACGATGAATATCTTTTTGCTATTTTTAGAACCCCAATAGAGGAAAATAGAATCAATGATAGTATGGATAAAGATACTATATTTGTACGTCCTGGCTTTGGGGGCGTACCAACTAGACCAACTACTCATTCTGAAGGAAAATTACTTGAAAACAGAGACAAAATAGATACAATTACTACCCTTAAACAAAGACTATGTGAACTTCGAGTGATTTTGATGATCAGAGGGTTGTATTACTAGCCCTAACATTATTCAAGGAGCTACCCAAGAGAAAAAAGTTAAGAGTTTATAAATGGTATTTAAAAAATAATTGGGATGTATACGGACATTGGGGAGAATGTGTAAAAATAGCAACCAAAATGGTAGAAGACTGAATATATATTACTAATAACCAAGACTAACATGACTGATAAGAATTACATAGGAGGAAGTGCCAAGCAAGTTGACACACAATACGGATGAATACTAAACCTATCTCTAAAGCTAGAAGACCTACAGGCTATAGTAAACCCAAAGGGATATGTAGCTATAAGTGTTATGCCTAGAAAGGAAGTAGGACAATATGGAGACACACATAGTGTAGTAGAGAACAGCTATAAGCCAAAGGATCAGCAGGAGAGTAAAGATTACCAATTTTAATCATATAAATATGACACCAGAAGAACTACGAAAGGATTTATCAGATGTATTGTGACTTACACGAGGTAAGCACTTTGACTCAGTAGTAAGAGTCTGAGAAGAAGTTATTGCCACTATACCAGAGATATTTGTAGAGATATGAAAACTACAAGAGAGAGCAAAGGAGATAAGCATAGAAGCACCATGAAGAGATAATTGCACAGCTTACTTCAATTGAGATATGCCATGAATAGTACATAATTGTAACGCTAAATAGCTATGACCAAGATAACTAAACAAGAACAAGACAGCAAACTACTACGAGGACAAACAGGTAGTTTGGATAGTTTCCATATATACAAACCTAACCAGGAGCTAACAATAACTGATGAACTACTTAAAGCACAAGCTATAGTATATGACTGGGAGATGCGAGAAGCATGTGTGAGAGGAGATGAATCGTGCGAAAGTTGCCAATAACCTAATACTATGACACCACTAGAAATATTGACCAGAAAGATACTAGGGAGCTTAAACTCATGTAAGTATGAATACGAACAAGGAGAACGAGGGCATTATCACGAAAAAGAGTATCATCCTTGTAGAATATGTGGATTGGATTGCATAGAAAGAATTGATGATGAACATTGATGATACTGGGAAGAAAAACCGATTTCCCTTGCTAAAGTATCACAAGCACTACTCAACAAATGAATACTAATATCAACGAGGAAACAAAAAGAGTGCAAAGATCAAATCACATTTTCTACTGGGATAGATTTTATATGTGACTGGAGACTCCTCAATGACGATCAGAGCGACCGCACTCTTGATCAACAAGAAGAAAGCACGATAGGGAGTTTACTATTATTATTTCCTGATAAATAGATTATGGAAATAGCCAAAGCAAGGATAGCTTGAAGTAAACCACAATAGCACTATACTAATACTATGATAACAGCTAAACAACTCATAGACCAGTACGAACAATGAGCCTTAGATGATAAGGAGGCTAAGTTATTCTCTGATATAGATAGAACACTACTAGGAACACACGTTGACCTTATATCCCTATACCTAGAGAAACTAGACTACAGAGAACCTTTTGTAATAGAGACACCAAGTGGAGACATAGCAATACAGTTAGGAGAGAACCAATTTATTTTTGAAGCAGACTAATGGCAGGATGAAGACCAACAATACTAACGAGCGAATTAATAGAGAACATATGCGAGATGCTTGCAGATGGTAAGAGCATGCGAACAGTAGCTAAGGAGAAAAGTATGCCAGCTATGTCAACTATGTTTAGGTGGTTACGAGAGAGTGATGAATTTAAAGAGCAATACGAGATTGCAAAGCAGGAATCTAGTGACTCTATGGTAGAGGAAATAAACGAGATTGCAGATAACACAGAGGGTGATACACAAAGGGATAGACTAAGGATAGATGCTAGGAAGTGGACAGCAAGTAAACTAAAGCCTAAGAAGTATGGAGACAAGATAGATCACACAACTAACGGAAAAGAACTACCTACTCCTATTTTATGATATGTACACAAGAACGACAGCGACTGACAAGATAACGAGGATGAGCAAGAAGGTAAGGGCAGTACAGGGGGGGACGTCAGCTAGTAAGACTATTTCGATACTATTGTATCTTATACACCTTGCACAGTCTGACACATCACCAACCCTAACTTCTGTAGTATCTGAATCTATACCCCACCTAAAACGTGGGGCTTTACGAGACTTCAAGAACATTATGCAAGAACATAAGTATTGGAGTGAAAGTAACTGGAATGCTACAGACAGTGTGTATACGTTTGAGACAGGCAGCAAAATGGAGTTCTTTAGTACAGACAATGGTGACAAGTTGCGTGGTGCTAGACGAGACAGGCTATTTATGAATGAGGCTAACAACATAACCCTAGATGCTTTTGATCAGCTAGAGGTGCGTACAAAGGAGTTTGTGTACCTAGACTGGAATCCTACTAATGAGTTTTGGTTCTATACAGACATACAGTTTAAGCGTAATGATGTAGAGCTTATCATACTAACCTACATAGACAACGAGGCACTTAGCCCAGAGATCATAGACAGTATCGAGCAACGTAAGAATAGAGCATGATGGTGGAAGGTATACGGAGAAGGTCAGCTTGGAGAGGTAGAGGGTAAGATATACAAGGATTGGCAGATAGTAGATGAAGTACCACACGAGGCTAAAATTGTAAGGTATGGGATGGACTTTGGGTATACTAATGACCCCTCAGCTATTGTGGCTATCTATGAGTACAATGGTGGGTACATACTAGATGAGATAATCTACAGGAAATGACAATCTAACAAGCAACTAGCAGACCATATACTAAACGAAGAAGAGCAGGTGATGACAGTAGCAGATAGTAGTGAGCCTAAGAGTATAGATGAGATAAGTAGTTATGGTGTAGATATTATATGAGCCAAGAAGCAAGCAGAGAAGACATGACCACATAAGACTTACAACGCATGGGCTATAAGTAAGGTACAAGAACAAAGAATATCAGTTACTAAGCAATCTATCAATGTTATAAAGGAGTACAGGAACTACTTATGGATGACTGACAGGGTAGGCAAGATACTAAATGAGCCTGAATGATGACTAGACCATGCACTAGATGCTATCAAATATGGAATGATAAGCCTAATATGAAACAGTAACACAGACTTTGATGTAGATGCATTCACAGAAATGGAGTTGAATAGTGATAATGCTGTATATAATGATATTTGACTATAGTTATCTTTTCAAACACAATAAAAAACAATAGACTTTGTACTGTATACCATTAAAATAACTACAGTTATGTAAAAAACGGAGCATTTTTACACCAAACTATGCCAAACATACGAAAAGAAACACGAGATGCTATCGCTGCACAAGCTATGGAAGAAATTGAATTTACTAGAAACAAGAAGAAACCTAAAATAGATGAGTGGCACAAGAACGAGGATTTATACTACTCAAAGAAGATACAGGTCACAGGAGAGCGGGCTAATGTTAACCTAAACGAAGCACAGAGCTTTGTACAGACCTTCCTATCTAAGATCAACACACCATACAACTGGAAGTATACCAAAGGAGAAGAAGCAGACCTACAGGCAGCACAGGTCGCTAACGCTATCAAGGACAAGGATGCTAAACTGGGTAAGTGGGATTACAAGGCTATGCTTGCAAGAACACAGCTCACTATCTATGGACGATACATATTTGAATACCACGCTGACTCTATCGACAACAAGTACAATAGTAACCTATCTAATGTAGATGTGTACAACTATCTCATTGATCCAAGTTGCTGAGGTGCAGACATAGAAAAGGCTTACTTCATGGGTAGAGGTGGAATACTAAAGAATGTAAAAGAGATTAAAGAAGGAATAAAGAACGGAAGCTACTACAGAACAGAGGGTAATGAGCTAATATCTAGCGATGGAGACAATCCAGAGACACAGGAGGACAGGGATGCTAAGAACAGATATGTGACAATGATACAGGGAGACAAGGAACTACGAACTAAAGGTGTGTTCAAGTTTTGGGAGTGGTATACAACTTACGAGGGTACAAGGTACTACCTATTTCTAAACGAGCATGGTAAGGTACTCAAGATCGTAGAACTCAAAGAGCTGTTTGCTAATGATATGTATCCTTTCTTCACAGTAGCGGCATATCCAGACCTAACAGAGTTTTGGACACCTAGCCCACTAGATGGAGTACGAGAGGTAATAATGGCTAAGGCCACAGCTATCAACCAGATGCTAGATAATGCTGAGTCTATCAATAGACCAATGAAGGCATTTACAGAGGGCAGTGTAGTAAACCCACTACTACTCAAGTACCGTAAGGATGGACTTGTACCAATGAAGAAGAATGTAGATATAGATAAGGCCCTCAAGTTCTTTCCGGTAACACCACTTACTACCAGTCTACAGGTATACGACAAACTAGATGTAATAACTAGTACACAATCAGGAGTGACAAATGGGGCAAGAGGTAATGCAGAAGAAGACAAGGTAGGTATCTACGAAGGGAATCAGGCTAATGCAGCAGATAGATTTGCACTTGTACAGGATAGTGAAGCAGACGGACAGGAACGATTTGCACAGCTATATCTCAACGGACT